CCGACCCCCCCTTCAGGAAGGGGGTATTTCTTTTTCAATTTAAAGAACAAACCGGGAGTTTATGTTCTTGCCCCAGAGGGGCTCACACATTAGACCCCGGGAGGGTTACGCATTATCCCTAGGGATAAGAAGACTGAATCAGTCTTTGGCTCCACCATTCGTGGAGCATGCTTTATCGTTAAAGCATGAGGGCCGAGAAGCTGGCTGGCCCACGGCGAAATATATTCGCCGTTTTCCGGGTCGTCCCGGAAGGGCGACAACACGCCCAACCTCCTCGTTAGGAGGTAAGCGTCACGATATGTGACGCGCTCATTCGAGCGTGGCTTAGTGTTAAGCCATAAACGAGATACTTCTCGTTTTATAGAAGACATGGTCTTCTTCTCGGGAGTTACCGAGAGACCAGCGACCATATGTCGTTGGAATACGGACGACCGTATTGATTCGATCACACTGGGATCGAGAACCGCACGAGCGGTCTTATAATGCGCCAAGCGCAGCTTCTCTATCATGGATAGAGATTCCTTAACTTTGTTAAGGACTTCAGAAGTATTCCTGAAGTTAACAACTGACAATGGCAGTTGACCCCCATTAAGGATGGAGGAATACATTCCCATGGAATGTTTAGGAAGCAATTCTTCCTTACATGGCCTAAGGCCAAGACCGCCAAAACAGATTGGCAGCTTCTTGTCACGGGCAAGATAAAAGTACCAATGTGGTACACGACGCAACAGTGTGCGCCGGAAGACACCACGTGCCTTCTTTGTCACCAAGTGACAAATCTCTGAATAACGATTCAGAGAAGATACCCACGAGGGTACCCCTGTGTCATCCACAGTGTTCTTCGTCAAGAAACGAAGGGAGACCACAGAAAGCGGTCTAAGGGAGACTTTTCGTCCCTTTCCGGGAATAACCCGGACCAGGTCTGCACGGTAGGCCTTTTCGCAAAAGAGTGCGAAATCAGAAGAAACAAAGCTCTTCTTAGGATTCACTTTGAATCCTATCCTCTTCATAAGAGAATTATACAACTTCCACTGGTTGGAAGTCCACAAGGCGACAATGTCGTCTCCCTTCAAAAAGAAGGTGCGGCCCGTAGGGTCGACAATGTAGCCCACGGCTACATGTGCTAACGATAGCACTATCCAGCTAGGAGGCAACCCCATAAAGGTTCCACGAACTGGATCAATATCAATGTTGATATTATACTTCTCCACCGAGAAGTTGCACTTATGTGAAAGTACATAACTTGGGTTAAGCCCAAGTATAGATGCGATGCATCTAATGCACTCATGTGAGAGCAAATTTGTCGCATTAGACAAATCACCGGAATACAGATACCGGATTTCCCCGTCATCGGGGATGAAGAAGCTCATAGGCTTCTCCCTCAAAGGAATTGAGGTACTCCTAAATTTATATAGGAGAGGGAAGAATTTTTCCCTAAACTCGTGACCAAAGTACACGAGACCTGCATTGGAGCAGGTAACAGGCCGCATCTTGCCGCCTTGTTCATGTATGACATGAATTCGAGAAACCTTCTCGACAACTTCCGGAACCCGGAAGGAGGACCCAAAGCGGGTCTTGCGAGTCGATGTAGACATCGACTTCGTGAAGCCACCTTCACGTCTCGTGTGCTCAAGGCACGCGCCTGGACTAAAAGGAATCCAGGACCGGGGTAAAGACACCGGTTTATATTCCAACGCGGAATATAGTCGACGAAAGGTCGGCTCAAACTCTTCGGGAAGAGTATCCAGGAACGGTTCCTGGAAATCTCGTTTGAGATCTTCCACCGCAGAGATGGAACGCGCCAAACCCGGAAAGGGTGGAAGAGCGCGAGCTATCATGGATAGCTGAAGAAGGATACGAATCCTTCTACCTGGAGTAATACAGGTCAAGTGCCATCGCATGGCACGGGGGATAACATATCGCCCTACCCTTAACACTGAAGGGTCCCCTTGATGTTCAAGGGCACATGATCTAAGATCATGGCAAGCGGCCTTAAGAAGGCCGTAAGTGGCGTTAGTACGCCACTTGTAAGCTAAGCTTACTTTATTCGCATGTTTGCGAATATGAACCCCCATCCACGGGCTCTTGAAGCACGCGGAAAGGGCTGCAGTCACAAGACTGCGTACAGAAGAACGTCTTCTGTCGAAACGTGCT